CACACCCATGTTCCAGGAGCTGCAATCGAACTACCGAAGTTCCCGCCAAACGAAAGGCACGGTGCCACCGGATTAATTTTACCCGCTGAATTTCATTAGCCAGGAAGTTATCATCAATCCGAATCATGGGTTTCTCAGCCATCGCTCACCACCCCCTGCCGATTTAGATTAGCCTAGTAGCTGACCAGGCCAACAGAGATAAATGGACCACCTCTCATTTCTCGAATTTGACTTCTGAGGTAAACAAGTCCATCACCGCCTTTTGAAAAGTCTGTGTTTCAAAATTTATTATATAGGCATCATGGCACAATGTAAAAAACGCGGGTAAAATTAATCCGGTGGCACCGTGCCTTTCGTTTGGCGGGAACTTCGGTAGTTCGATTGCAGCTCCTGGAACATGGGTGTGTTCTGCCGTTTCATTCGACGGAACGCCCCTAACGTTTTAGGTGCATCGGCCCCCAGTTCAGCAGTCCACCGCATGAACTGTTTCTTCTCCGCATTGGCCGCACGCCGCAAGGCTTGTTCTTTTTCATACGATGCCTTTTGAGCAGGTGTCCGGCGGTCCTTCTCCGGGTTGAATTGTTTGTTCCGCTTTTTCCGTTCCGCCATTTCCGTTTCAGAAACGAATGTCAAAACGATAACCCGGATATTGCATCTGCAGTTCGGGTGAAATGGCGGGAGTTTGATGTTGCCCCCCACCTTTGGGAAGCCTTCGGTTGCGCCTGTAAGTGAAACCGTCATGCCGTTAAACCGTGAACAGACTTCGCAGCTGTCGCCATTGCCGATGATTTCCACCAGGTCTTGGTTCCGTTCAACGAATCGATTCACGCTGCCCTGGGTCGTGGCCTCCCGCATTTTGGTACGGACCACGGTCATGGCATAGAAGTCGAGCGGCAGGTTTCGCACCTTGCCATTTTTGTCCGTTACCGCAAATGAGGTTTGCCCGTTCTTTAGGAACGCGGCCATTACTTCTTTCTGAATGGTTTTACGCGCATCCCCCGCAATTAACCCCTGGGTTATTTTCTCCTTCACTTCGGCCACAGCAGCAGGGATAACCGCAAGCGCCGCGCCCTGGGCTGCCACAACCGCAGCAGACAAATCCATCATTGATTTGTCGATTAGTTCTTTTACCGCATTCAAATGGATAGGCTTCTGAAATGGTTTGGCAATCATGCCCTCCGGTGTTAACGCAAGCCCTGGTTCAATCGCATCGCCTGCAGCTGCAAGCATTTGTGTAGCGGCGTCCACCGAACCGAAATACTCGGCCACAATGGTCGGGCCCATGATTTCCACCAGGTTCATGCCGAATTGCTGCATGATGTTCTGTATTTTTTGCACCAGCACAATTTCAGAACCGGGGATTTCCAGTTGAGCGGTTTTAAACTCTTCCAGCATTTGAAACATGAGGCCCTGGATATATTGGATAAGCAGCGCTTCTCCTTTTTCAGTTGCCATCTAGCCCGCCTCCTTATTCCGTGGTTTCGTCAGCTGCAGCAGCAGGCGGTCGTAGGTTCGGGTTATCCATCATGCTTTCTAATGTTTGCGCGCCACCAGGCCCGAGGCTGGTACTATCGGATGAAACCTTAGCCAATTCGAGCCGCAGCATTTCCTCCTGAATGTATTCCTCCGATGAATCCGGGTTTAAGTTACGGACCGTCGTCTCCAAGGATTGAACACCCGCCTCAAACTTCGCAATATTATCATCGGTGATTTCCTTCTTCTCAAGCGGCAGCATATCGAGCACAATGATTTCCGGCTTCTCTATCACAACCGCAGCGTCGTCCTCATGGGCCAACCAAAGCGCGTCCTCAATCAAGGCTTTGATGAACACCAGGTATTCATTCAGCAGCTGGTCCGCTTTCATCAGCGAGATGAACAAATCATAGAACTTGGCAATCCCGGATTGCGCACCGCCGCCGCCATTGTCCATGTAGAAGTCGATGGCCTTTTCAGAGGTGCGGGTTTCCATCAACATGAGCTTCGTCAAATCCTTCACCCATTGCACGTCCCCGATTTTGGTTATATCAATTTGAAATATCTCCATCGAGTTGCCGTTATCATCCATCGTGAAGATTTCCAGCTTTTTAGAGTCGAAGTGGCCGCGCCCTTTTTCCCCGTACAAATCAATCATGTTCTTTTGAATCGCGTTCGCCAATTCTTTGTTGATGGCAATGCGCGGTTTGCCGTTCCGTTCAAACACGAAAGCGTTCCGGGTTAGACTCCAGTTGATTTCGTCCTGTTTGGCATCTTGCCCGTAGAGAGCGGAAACACCGAGCGGATTCATAATCGTTTCATCATTCCCCCAGTACCGAATGAATACCGTTTTACGCCCTTCGTAAAAATCCTCCAGGTCCTCAACGTCCATGTTCAGCAGCTCCGCCATTTCGTCAAACGGAATCGGTTCATCCGTCATTACGCCGCCTTTGCCGAGCAGGAATAAACGGTGCGTGGTCCGCAGGCCATCAGCAGGCGCGGTCCATTCGTCCTCGTCCTCAATCGCTTTGTCCCCAGCTTTATACAAGCGGTCACGATACACATGCAGATACACGATATTGTCAATCGTTCGGGAAATGCTAATGTCCGCACCCAGGCCGTCCTCATGAGGGAAATAGGTATCGCGGCCTTTGAACTCAATCCGCAGGCCACGGTCGTCATTCCAAGGTACACCGACCAGGCCACCGTCCACCTGTTGCTGAATCACATTCGAGCGGTGACAAGCGTCCAGCTTTGAGCTTTCCACGATGTTCTTGATAAGTTCCTGTTGCGCATTCGCCACAACGCCGCTCTCCGTGTTATCGTTCGGGCCTTCAATCGCAGCGTCCGTGGTTTGGTTAATGGCCGCGTTCTGTTCTTCGTCCACCGGTTGCGAGGTGTCGATTTTCCCCATAGAGCGGGCCACCAGCATGGCCGGCACATCGACAATCAGTTTCGCCACGTTTGCAATGATGTACGGGCTTTTTGAGAACTCCGAGTCCACGCTTTTATTCAACATGTTCTCCAGGATTTCCCCTTCTTCCCGCAGCTTTTGAGCGCGCTCGAATATGTTCATGTGGTTACCAAGGTACAAATCCCGGTAGAAATAAAGCTGCCCGTGAATGTTCTCGATATAGTCCTGGTTGAACATCTTATATTTAATCGTCAATTTAAGTCACCCCTTTAATAAGTATATGCGTTTTGGTCAGAGAAGAATGCCCCAGGGCCGAATAGAATCGTGTTGATGAAATAGCGGTCAGCATCCATGTGGTGGTCATTGAGCTTTGTGGGTTTATCCTCGCCGCGTTTCAAAGCCTTTTCATCCCACACATACGAGTTGAACTCCTTAAACGTGTTCTTGCAAATATCGTTAAATTTAACAAAGCCGCTATGCAGCGCAATTCCCACGTTGATGATTCCTTCCAGGACGTCATTCACGCCCCGCAGGATAAAGAACCCGTCCTCTTCCAGTTGTGCAATGAACGCGGTCGCACTCGGGTCAACGATGATATACGGATTCAGGCCATCGCAGAACTCCCGCAGGTCTTTGGAATACTGCACCGCCGTTTTTTGTTTGCCTTCTTTGCGTCCGTCATAATGATACTCCTTCACTTTAAACCAGGTTTTCCCTACACGGCCCCACAGGCCGAACGTGGTCGGGTTTTGTGTTCCATAATCGACCGAGACATAATACTCCTGGTAATCGCGGTTGATGGTTTTCACGATGTGCTTTTCGTCCGAGAACATATCATAGATAACGCCCTCGGCCTGTGCCCACAGCCCCAGGATATACCGCTTATAGAATACACCGGTGAACATGCGGCGGTATCCTTCTTTGATTCTCTCAGACAAGGTCAAGTTATCGTCCATATCAAAATGCAGCACATACGCCCGCTTCGTTTCCGCGTTATCGATAAACTCTTCTTTGAACCAATGGAACGGGCCCTCCGGGTTACAGTTCATGAAAAAGCGGCGGCCTTCAACGGAACAACGTCCTATCATTTGGTCCACGAATGACTTAGGCATCAGCGCCACTTCATCGGCATAGCACCCAGCAGCAGTTAAACCCTGCACAACATCCTGACTCGCCTCGGTGCTGGCACCAAAACAATAATAGGTGTTTGAACCGATACGGATAAAGTTCTCCGAGCGGTTATAGCGGTAGGCGATTTGCTTGTGGGCCAGGATAGCGAACAACGGCTTTAAGACGTTACGCTTCAAAGCCCCCGCTGTTTTCCCAGCAATGATGAATGATTGGTTGCGGTGCGTTTCCAGGCTCCAGGTAATAAACGAATCAATCATGGCGACGGTTTTCCCTGACCGGATAGCCCCCTCAGCAATTATCATTTCCTGATTACGGACCGGGCTGCCAGGTGCCCACCACGCCAGCAGCCGCAGCTGCTTATTGCTGTATGATTTCAGCTCGAACGCGGCAGCTTCGTTACTAAACCTCGCCATCGTCCTCACCCTCTCCATCGTCAAAAATAGCAGCGGTCTGTTGCGAAATGGCTTTCGTGTATTCCGCGATTTTTTCATGGGCTTCATTGTCCGAATTACCGGATAGCTGGCCTAAGCGCAAGCGCGCCTCTTCTGCCTGCAACCGCAGCAGCTCCAATTTGAGCGCCGATTCTTCTTCGTTTGATTCCACCTGCTGGAACTTCCGGCCCCACTTCTGCGGGAACTTCCGTTCTAACCGCCACGCGGCCGCTTTCCAGTCAGATTT